TTCGCAGAAGAACAGAAAGAAAACGTTGACAAACCATTGAAGGAAGCAAAAAAAAAAATCGAAACGGAACTTCAAACATATTTTCCGGCGCTTTATGGCGATTCTTCCGAAAAAGAATATTATGATTTGATTTTAAAAAGAACAAAACTTGTTTTAAAATCAATCGTTGAACAAAAAGATTTGCAACCCGATATAGATGCCGTTGGCATTGAATTAATGACCTACATAAAACCATACGATTTTGCAAATGACAACATTGAATTGGCGGTTGATAGGCAATTTGAAAAACTTTGTATTTTACTGACAGAATCATTGCATTGCGAACCTAAAAAATACACCGTTTTAGAATTTTATTCGGCTTTTGACTATTTGAAGGAAAAAACGAAAAAGCGGCAAACAAAAAATTCATAAATTTGTAAAAAACATACAACTATGGCAGATGAACCGATTTATTATAAGGATTTAATTTCGCCGGACAATTCAATCGAAAACCTTATTGCACAATTGCAACAATTGCAAAAGACTTATGACGATTTATACAAATCGGTGACAAACGAAGCGGCCGGACTGCAAAAATCACTGCAAATGGTTTCCGGTGCAACAGAGCAAGGCCGCAAAACCACTATGGCCGCAAGCAAAGAAGCTGACAAATTGGCACAAGCGCAAAGGGCATTGGCGGAAGCCGAAAGCGGAACGGCGGCGGAAATAGCAAAATTGAAGGAATTGACACGCGAAGCAAACGCCATGAACAAAGCCAATGCAAAACAAGCAATGGCAGCGGCTGATTCTTACGATTATCTATCAGCGCAATACACTAAAAACAAACTCATTTTGAACAAAATGAGTGAAGAAGAACGCAAAAACACGAAAGTTGGGCAAGAACTTGAAGCGGAAACAAAACGCATCTATGAACGGATGAATGAATTGCAGAAAGCAACCGGAAAATATACATTGCAAGTCGGCAATTATTCGATTGCCGGTGAAAAAATGGCGCAAGTCATCAAGCAAGGCCGCGAAGCGTTGTATCAAATGGAACAAGCCGGGAAAGCGAACACCGCCGAATATCAACAGATGGCCGCAAAATTGGCGCAAATGCAAGATCAAATGAATGATACATCCGCGATGTTGAAACACATGGCATCTGACACATGGGCGCTTGATGCAACATTGCAAGCAATGAGCGTTGGAACGGGCGGATTTGCCGCCGTAACCGGCGCAATGCAACTTTTTGGCGCGGAATCAAAGGATGTTGAAGAAGCACAACGCAAGTTGCAAAGCGCGATTGCATTGGTTAACGGTGTAACCGCGATACAAAACGCACTGCAAAAGCAATCGGCATTGGTTACAAGGCTGAAAGCCGAATGGACTGCAATCACATCGAAATTCACCAAACAAAACACGGCCACAACCGTTGCCAACACCGCCGCAATCAAGGCGCAAGGCGTTGCAACCGAAACAACCACAAAGGCCACAAAGGGACTTGGACAAGCGATGAACGCCATCAAGACAAACCCGATCATGTTGGCGCTAACGGCGTTGGTTGCTTTGGGTGTTGCCACCGTTGCCGTTGTAAAAAAAGTCCGGGCGGCGCAAAAAGAAGCGTATGAAGAAGAATTGAAACAACTTGAAGCATCGGAAGCGAAAAGGAAAGCCGCAATGCAAGTGCATGAAAATTCGATTTCAAAATATCAGCAAGAAATCAAACTTGCGCAAGCGGAAGGAAAATCGGAAGAAGAAATTCTGAAACTTCGCGAAGCCGAACTGCAAGAACGTTCCGACATGGCAACACGTTCAACCGCATGGAACAAAAAAGAAATCGACAATCTTGAAAAGAACAAACAAAAATTGTTGGAAAATCAAGCGATTTTGAAGGATGGCGAAGCCGAAAACATCAAGTTGAAAAAATATAAGCGAGAAGAAATTGAAGCCGAAAACGCGCTATTGGAAAAACAGATTGAAATCGCCGAACAACAGATTGAAACCAATCGCGAACTTGAAGTTGAATTCGCGACATTGGCGGAAGAAAGAAGGCAATTGGCGATCGACACGGCAAAGGCGGATGAAGATTCATTGCGCACATTGCAAGATGCCCGGATCAATCTGTTGAAAAACCAATTCAACCGCGAACGCGCGGCCACAACCGCCAATTATGACAGACAGATTGCAGACTTGAAAACCCGGTTGGAAAATGAAAAGAATCTGACTGCAAAACAAGTTGCAAACATCAACGCATTAATCATCGAACTTGAAAAAACAAAGAATGTCGAAATCCGGAAAATCAATGAAAACGAACGCGCCGCAAATCTGGCATCAGCGCGCGAAACACAAGACATGTGGCTTTCACTGCAAAAAGAAGGCATCGGCAAGGAACGTGAAATGTTGCTGACAAACTATCAGCGCCAACGTGATGATTTGTTGACAAAACTGAAAACCGACAACGATTTGACACTTGAACAACGGCAAGCGTTGAACGTTCAGTTGTACCTGAAATATTTGCAATATTTGAAGGATGTTCAAAAATTAAACGATCAAGCCCGGCAAAATGAATTGAACGCCGAATTGAAATCAATCGAGCTTCGCCAAGCGGCAAGAACAAAAATTACGGAAGAAAGCATCGCGGATGACAAACGTGCCATTGAAATCCGCCGACAATTGGAACTTGAAGCAAACAAAAAGTTGGCCGTTGAATTGCGCCAAGATGAAGCCGCGATCAATGCGAAATATGACATGGAATGGAAACAAAAAGAAGATGCATTGCGCAAGCAAGCCGCCGACACCGCATTGAACATTCAACAAAACTTGGCAAAATCCGAAATTGATCTGATGAATATCAGCGAAAAGAAAAAGAACGCCGAAAGATTGAAACTTGAAAAAGAAGCGTTGGAACAACGTTTGAAACTCAATCAAGAAGCCAACATCAAACTGACAGATGAAGAAATCAAAACGATCGAAAACCAAATCAAAAAGTTGGATCAAGACATCAAGAAAGAAGGCGCGCCGCAAGATTTATATGATCTTTTGGGATTGAATGTCGACGATGATCAGAAAGAAGCGTTGAACGAATCATTTGAATATGCAAAACAAGCGTTGACATCGTTCTATGACTACAAATTGCAACTTGCGCAACGTTCAGTTGAACAAGCAAATTTGGAAGTTGAAGCCGCGCAAAACACATTGAACAGTGAACGCGAAGCGCGCGCCGCCGGATATGCGAACAATGTTGCAATGGCGGAAAAAGAACTTGCAACCGCAAGGGCAAACCAACGCAAGGCGCTGAAACAAGAACAAGATGCACAGAAAGCACAACAAAAAATCGCAACAGTCGAACAAGCGGTTAACATGGTGACTGCATCGTCAAAGATATTGTCGCAATTTGGTATGCCGTGGGCTATTCCGGTGTTGGCGCTTATGTGGGGAACGTTCATCGGATCAAAGATCAAGGCGAAACAACTTTCATCAGAAACATACGGCGAAGGAACTGTTGAATTGCTTGAAGGCGGTTCGCATCAAACCGGAAACGATATTGATTTGGGAACAAAAAAAGACGGAACACGCCGCCGGGCGGAAGGTGGGGAATTCTTTGCGGTCATCAATCGCCGTTCATCGCGCAAATATCGCAAGGAAATTCCGCAACTTATCAACGCGTTGAACAATGACACGTTCGCCGACAAGTATATGCACGCATACGATGCCACAAATGCGCAAATTATTCCTATATTTGAAGGCACTGCGCAACTAAATTCGATCGCGAAAGACATGCACGAATTGAATGAACGCGGACGGCAAACAGTGATTTACACCGCCGATGGATGGGTTGAAAAACGCGGCAATGTAACACGCATAATTCATAAATGATTATGAAATACAGATGGGGTTTTTTGGATGAAAATGACATTTTTGCAGAATGTCAACCGAAAGTTGATGATTCAACGGCCATTGATTTTTCGCAAGAATCAAACGAAATGTTTTATCGCGCCAAAATCAATGGTTCGTTGGCTTTCCGTTTTGAATTTGATGACATATTGTCAAAAGGCTACAATTACGAACACAGGATTGTTCTGCAATGGTACGATGCCGACAATGATTTGTGGAAAGATGTTTGGAAAGGCCGTTTCGCGTTGACAGATTGTGAAATCGACTATGACACAAAAACCATCACTGTTCAACCGGAAACGCTTGACAGATACACGGCATTATTAGATCATTTGGAAGATGAATATAATTTGGTAAAACTTGCGCCAAATATGCAACCGGTAAATATTAACATTCGGCCATGTTTGCAAATATATTGTAGTGGAGAAAGTAAAATCACCAATTATGTCGGTGAATCTTTTTGGGAAGCAACATGCGATTCAAATACAAATCCCACTGAATTAACCAATACATACCATTTTGAAAAAATTGGCGAAGTTTATGCTGCTGGTTTTACAGTTAAAAAAACATGGTTTGGCGAAACAACATATATCAAAATAATTGCATATACTAACAATACCGAAAGGGATGCCAGTAACAATATTTATTTAACCGGATCAGATGGGAATATATACAGATGTTTCGTTTTTTTGAGTGGGACAGAAAGAAGATACACGTTATTTGATGAAAACGATGATTGGTTATTTGAAGCGTATTATGATGGATATGCATTCGATCATATTTATGAAAACCCCCTTTTGGCTTATGAAATCAATCCGCAATGTCAGTGGAGTGTTATAATGGCACGAATTTTATTGCAAACTGAATTATCACAAATAACACTTCTTGATACAACATTGCAAACTTATTCCGTACCATTAAATGACATAAGTGGCGCAATCAATTTGAATTATAATAAAGTTGCACCATGCACAACGGCATGTGTCAAATTTGTATCAAGTGTAACCGTTCAAGATGATCCAACAGAATATGGCATTTGTTATAATGATAAATATTTCGTTAGATATCTTGAAACTAATTATAACCCTTTGCCAATAGCGCCAGCGCAATGGTTACTATGTAGTTTGTGGGTTGTTCCTTATTTTAGATACCGGAATTATATTGATAACTATTCTGCAAAGCGGAAAATAAAAGATTGTTATACTGTCATTGAAGTTGTAAAAAAACTTGCATCCAAAACCGGATGGAATGGAAATGTAATAAGTGGAATATTAAATACAGAAAACTATGCAGGATATGCAGTGGCGGCGGCTATTACCGCAAAATCAAATGTCATCAGTAGTTACTATGACACACCGGCGCAAAACGCGCCAATAACACTCGCGAAGGTGTTGTCAATGCTGAAATATGCTTATCAAATATATTGGTATATTGACAATGATGGTGACATACATATTGAACATGTGAACTATTTCGATAATGGTTATTCCTACAACGAAGAAATGCCGGTATTAATAGTTGATTTAGAAACCGAACTTCATACGAATACGAAAAACAACAAGGTTTTTGGACAAAACAAAGTAAAATTTGATAAACAAGATATGCCGGAAATATATTCATTCGGTTGGATGGATATTCAAACAAAACCGTTTGATGGATATCAGATAAAATGCTTGGATCAATATATTCAGAAAGGCGTGAAAGATGAAATTTCAGTTGGTTCGTTTTCAACTGATATTGATTTTATTTTAAGTAGTCCTAATGATGTTAGTAAAGAAGGCTTTGTGTTTTTCGGATGTCCGGTCATTAATGGAAATCCACAATGGGATTTAAATATAGAAGAAGTAAATGCAAACGATGAAGATGGTATCACTATCAAATACAGATTGCAAAATGCAAACGCGGCTTTCATAAAAATCCATGAAAACATGTGGCGATACACTTTGCCATGTGAACACGTGAACATAAACAATGCCGACACAACGGCCATCACAACCGGAAGATATAAGGTTCAAAGCGTTGAATTCGCTGATTCAGTCATGGCGGAAATATTGAAAGACATTGACAACTGCAACAAAGTAATAAGAACGCAACAGGGCGATGGACACATCAAAACACTTTCAATCAATCTGAATTCATTGGTTGCAAAAGGTGATTTGTTGTTCAATTTTGTTGGCCGTTGGTATTATTTGAAGGGAACGGCGCTTGGCAGTTCAATTATTATATTTGTGAACGGCGAATCAACTACAATTGAAGTGAATGCAAATAAATTTACATATCGATATAAGGAACCTATCGCAACTCTGAAATTCAACGCGGCAGATGTTGTATCAGTCAATTTTGCTGATTGCGACAAGCTTGAAAATTTGACATCATGCGATGAAATGTTTGATGGTTGCGAAGAATTGCTTGCTGTTGATTTCGGAAACAAAACATTCAGTGCGGTTACATCTGCAAACAACATGTTTCGTGGTTGCGTTGCGCTGACAACGCTGATTTGCCCGGATTCATCGACATGGAAAGCTGATTTGGATTTTTCTGATTGCCCAGATTTGACATTGGAAAGTTTTTATGACTTGATCAAATTCTTATATTACTACAATGCCGGCGTTCATACAATCACGCCAAATACGACAATGTGGAATGCGTTGGATGCAGATACGCAAAATGATTTGATTGCGAAGGCAACAGATCGCGGTTGGACAATCGGCATCCCGGCGCAATACTCAATCACCGGACAAAGCGCCGCCAATACTGTATATGCAACCATAAACGGATCGCCGGTTGAAATATCCGTTGTCGGTGGTTTATGGCAATATGACTATAATACACCGATCACATCAATTTCATTTGAAAACGATGCCGATGTCACCGATATTGATTTTTCATTGTCTGATGGTTTGGCCGGACTGACATCGTTAAATGATGCCTTCAAGAATTGCGCCGGATTGACAACGGTTGATTTTTCAAACTGCGATCTTTCGAATGTCGCTTCCGCTTCCGATGCGTTTGCCGGTTGCGTTGCGCTTTATGAACTGATAATTCCGCAAGACACATGGCAACCGGATGTTGACTTGTCCGATGGTGTAATGCCGAAAACAGAGATGTTGAACGTGATCAACGGCCTATATGATTACACATCCGGAACGCACACAATCACATTCAATCAAACGATGTGGGATGCAATGAGCGTTGCCGATCAACAAATTGTTTTCGATGCGGCTGATGCAAAAGGATGGACAACAAACGCCGTTGCGGTGGTTTATGTAGTACGAGGCACATCAAGCAATGTTAACGGCACAGAGACTTTTCGTATTCAATTTATACAAGACAACGCGCAGACACCCGATGCGGCTGAAAATATCACTGTTAACGTTGACGCAAACGGCGACTGGAGTTTTGAATATTCGGGCAAAAAGATTTATTCGCTGTATCAATTTGCGTACGCAAAAACGCGAATTACAACTTTCGATTTTTCGGGCAGCGATGGTTTGTTGCATTGTATATCTACACAACAGGCTTTTGGGGGCTGTACGTCTTTAACTTCTTTGAACTTTGGCAACATTACGTTTGAAAACGTATTGAATATAAGCCAAATGTTTAGCGAAGCAGATAAAATTGTTGATTATGGAATAAGTAATTGCACGTTTGCTTCTGCAATAAATGCTTATGCGGCCTTCTCTTTGTCGTCTGTGCAGCAACCAACAGTTACAGCCATTAATCTTGCTTCTGCAACCTTTGCTTCTTTGCAAGACGCAAGTTATATGTTTTCACGAAATTCGGCAACAGCCATTAATCTTGCTTCTGCAACCTTTGCTTCTTTGCAAAATTCAACCTATATGTTTCAATATAGCAAGGTGCAGAATTTGGATTTATCAAAGCCAACCTTTGCTTCTGTAACAAGTGCGCAGAATATGTTTTTGGGTGCTTCTATTGAAGTATTGGATTTAAGCAACGCAACATTTGAAAGCGCACAAAATATTACTCACATATTTTATCAAAACTATTATTTGCAAACGCTGAAAATAGACAACGCTACCTTTAATTCTGCAACCAATGCCGAACAGGCGTTTGGCGACCTGCCGCTTTTAATTAGTATTTCATTGCCAAAAGCAACCTTTGCCAATGCCACAAACATTTTATATTTGTTTGGTTCTGCGGCAGCACAAGCCTCTATTGATGTTACAGAAAATATTAGTATGCCTTTAGCAACATTTGCAGCGGCTACAAACATTACCAATTTTGTGCGCAACAAACGCAAATTAACAGCGTTGTATATGCCTTCTGCCACCTTTGCCAGCGTAAACACAACGCAAAACGCCTTTCAGTACGCAAACCTTTTAACCGACATAACAGTGCCTGGCAATGCCACTGCGATTTTACCAACTTCAACCGCCGCCAACGCACCTGTAAATTTAGCCAGTTCACCGCTAACCTACGCTTCGATGCTGGCCGTGGCAAACTGGCTTTCAGACCTGACAGGCCACACCGCACACACCTGCACTTTCAACACCACCGCCTGGAACGCCCTAACCGCCGCAGAGCAAACGAATATCGACACCATTTTGTCGGGCAAAAACTGGACGAGGGCAATTGCATAAAAACGAAAGATTATGAAGAAAATAGCTTTAAAAATGAAAAAGTATAGAATTGTAAAATATACTTATTTTAGTGGCAAAATAACATATTTGTCGCAAAAGCGACTTTTTGGCTTTCTATGGTGGTACGATTGGCTTGAAGATGGATGTTGGTGTGATGGTTGTTGTGACACAATTGAAGAGGCAATGGAAAATATCAAAAGAGATAAATACAAGACTATCAAAGAAATAGTTTACATTGAATAAGTTATGACTTGGAACGAAGAAACACGGATTTTGAGAGCCGATGAGGGCAAGTGGATAACAAACGATGACATCAACTTTGCTATTGAAGCCAAACTTGCACCGTCTGAAAGCGTTGAAAATTGGTGGGAAGTTGATGAAATTCCGCCGCAACCGGAAGATTCAAAAATTGACTATATTGCAAACGAATATATAAACACCGAACCGGAAGAATGATGGAACTTTCAACTTTTATTGAAACGATTTTGGGAACAAGCGTTGTTGCAACATCCGCAACGTATCTTTGGACACGCAAAAAATATTTGTCGGAAGTGAAAACAAATGACATCGAAAATTTGCGTAAAATGTTGCAAATTTACATTGACATTGTCGAAGATAACAAAAAACGTTTGGATATGTATCAAAATGAATTGGAACGTGTGAACAGTCGGGTTGCAATGCTGACAGATGAAAACATTTCATTTCGCAAAGAAGTTAAAGAATTGCGGATTGAAAATGATGATTTGCGTTCAAAATTGGCAAACTTAAAACTATAAACAATGAATTTCAACACATCACCGATTGCGTTTTTTCCTTCGCGCGCCGCGCAAATTTGGCGCGCATGGTTCGCACAAAGAAAGATTTCAGTCATTTGCGGCGCTGATTTGTTGCCGTTCTATATTATAGACAACGGAAGCGTGCCGGCCGGCGGCGAACTTTATGAACCGAACACGGACACGAAGGTTGCCGACATTGATTTTGCCGGACATCTTTTGGACCATGACATCAGCGTTGACGGCCAATCAGCGCATATTTGGATATATCAAGGCGAAATGGCCGGCGTTTTTGGAAACACAACGCCCGGATATTATTACATGAAAATCGGCAATTGGTATTCTGATGTTTTCCGGATTGGCGCTTTGGCTTCCGAATATACTGAAATCAGTTGGCAATTTTTCGATGATATAATCACCGCCGATGGCACACCGATTTCGAAACACATAAAATATAAACAGATTTTCGAAACACCGCTTTGGCATCCGACATATAATGTTGAAGAAGAAGGCAAAACAAACAACGGCATTTTCTTCGCGATGTCGCAAACCACAAAGAAAACAAGCGGATTCAACACAATTGTCAACGAAAGCCAATTGGATTGTTTGAATTTGACGCGCATGGCCGACATGATAACAATCAAAGCTTGTTTGAACGGAACAACAAAAACAATGCAAACAAACCAATTCGAAATTTCATCGAAATGGGAAAGCGATGATGTTGCTTCGATTGAATGTCAGTTTGATTTATTTTCGATCATCCGGAAATATCAGCAAAGCAATGTCGAACCCGAACCGCTACCATTGCCGACACCGCCGACACCGCCGACAAACTATTATCTGAAAGGCAAAACGCAAAGCGGCGTTTCATCGATAAAATTGAACATCAATGGCACTGTTCAAACAATATCGGTTGCGAATGGTGAATTTACATACGGCTACGATACACCGATTTCAACGTTGCGCACATCTGTTGATTCGGGCAATTCGGGCCCCGACACACCGTTGCAGAACTGCGACAAAATTACGGAATTGGATTTGAGCGAAAGCGATGGTTTTGGCACTGCAACAAGCATTGTTTTGAATTCGCTTACAAATTGCACAACAATAATCTTTGGCGCTTGCACCTTTGCCGCCGTCACGTCAATAAAGAAAATGTTTGATTCTGATAAAAAGTTGACGGCCGTCAATATGCCATCGGCAACGTTCGCAAGCGTTACGCAAGGAGGTTTGATGTTTGCCGACTGTGAATCGTTGGCAAGTGTATCAATGCCTAACGCGCTTTTGAAATTCGGCGCTTATGGTATGTTTACAGGTTGCACGAATCTTGCTTCAATCGATTTGCGTGCTTGCACATTCGAAGATGAAACGTCAACAGGCGTGATGTTCTGCGAATGCAAGAAAATCGGACAGCAAACTTTCCGTTTTGATTCGGCAACGTTCGCAAGCGTCGCGGACTGTGCGAGAATGTTTGACAACGCAACCATCGCAAACAGTGTGACAAGTTTTGCATCGTTGTTCCCGGCATGGGCCGCACATCCGACAAACGCACAAAATATGTTTCACAAGTCTAAAGTTGGCACTTCGTTCGATTTGTCAGCGTTGGACACATCGGCTTGCACCAATCTTGCGGGATTTTTAAGCAACGTCACCGGCTATTTTGTAATAAGTGCAATAGATATGAGCGCCGCCACCGATTTAAGTTATTGTTTCGATGGAACGGCTTTTGATGTTTATTGGTTGCCGTGGTTAGCATCGCAAACATTCGCCGCCGCCGAAGATGTCAGCTATATGTTTCGGAACTCAATAAAAAATAGCACGCAAGCGGCCGTATTCACGGCGGCAACATTCGCCAATGTTACAGATGCAACCGGAATGTTTGAAGGTTGCAATGAACAGAAGGAAATAGACTTGTCGGCCGCAACGTTCGCTTCGCTGACAACCGCAACGAATATGTTTGCAAATTGTACTATTCTTGAAACTTTGGATTTGAGCGCCGCAACTTTCACATCGGTGACAAACGTTGCCGGCTTGTTTTCCGGATGTTCGAAACTGAAAACACTGACATTGCCGAATAGTAGTACAATGCCAATTTCGTTCGGGTTGGCACAAAGTAGTGAATTGTCTGTTTCATCGTTCGCCAACATTTCAAATTGGGTTGCCGACAAAACAGGACTTTCGCAACAGACTTTAACGGTCAATGCAACGGCGAAAAATGAATGGATGTCGCAACACTACGCGCAATATACAATCGCAAGCGCGCGAATGGTAAGTAAAAATTGGGCGGTTCAATGATGGAACAGTTTAAAGCGCAATGCCGTGAAATAATCACGCAAAACGGACTTTCAAGACAGAAAAGAAAGTTTGTCGAAGAAGGTTTTGAACTGATTGAAGCGATAACCGAAATGCAGTGTTCACCATCGCGGAAAAATCTTGAACACGTCATCGAAGAAATGGCGGATACTTTTGTGGTATGGCGGCAATTCATCGAATACTATAATTTGGATATTGCAGAAATAATGACTGTTGCGAAAGCAAAAGCCGAAAGAACTATTGCGAGAATAAAAGATAAAACTAACTTTGTATAAAAAATTATTGATATGGAAACGTGGAAAACTATTTGGCGCGGATTTTCGGGATTGGGAACTTTGGCCGCGTTGGCTCTGTCTGCGATAGGCGGCACAGGGCATTTGTTGAACGATGGACATTATCTGTTTGCCGTTGCATTGTTGGTTGTTGTTGGCTTCGCACTGAAACCGATGTGGGCATACATCCAAAAATCATTAATGTGATGAAAAAAAATAGTGCCATTGTTGAGGTGTGTTTGGTTGCGCTTGTTATAGGTTGGATTCTGTGCGGATGCGCACCGCGAAAATATGCCTATAAGGTAACGTTTGATGATGGTTCGGTGGAATATTACGAACTTACATATAGGTTGAAAGCAGGCGCAAAAGCCATCGATTTTGACGATGAAACAATTTGCGGAGTAAAAGAATTTGAAAAAGTAAAATAGTATGCTACATCTTACTTTGATACGTAAATGGAAAAAATCCGACTATACCATCGGGCAACTGTTCGCCGGCGGTAGAATGATTTGCAACACTGTTGAAGATGCCGACAGGGGTTTGAATATGTATATGAGCGAAAAGGAAATCAACAAAATAAAGATTGCCGGTGAAACTGCAATTCCAGTCGGAACATACAAATTGGCCGTGACACAAAGTCCGCGATTTGGCTGCAAACTTATTGAAGTTTTGAACGTTCCCGGATATTTAGGAATTAGGATCCACAAAGGGAACACAGCAAAAGATTCCGCCGGATGTATTTTACCCGGAAACAATACCGAAAAAGGCAAGGTTACCAATTCGACAAAGTTTGAAGAACTGTTGACATCAATGGTTGAAAGTGCAATCAACAACGGCGAAGAAGCGTATTTGACAATAATATAATTCATATTCCAACGGTGCGAAGCCACCAAAAAACAAGGTTCTTTTTTCAATTTCTACTATTGTAGATAAGTCCGCCGATTCCACAACAAAGCGGTGGGCAACAAAAGCAAAAAGCAACGGCGCAAAATGGCGATTGAGAGCCGCCAACACGTAAAATCCGGATTTGCAAGCGGTGTGCAACTCACCGCCGCCGTTCAACTATTTATCGTGCATTGTGTGTTCTTTGGTATGGCATAAAGGTTGGAAAATCAAAAACCGCAGAACGTTTTTTTTATGTAACTAATAGAAAAACATTGCAATAATTAGTTTTAGTGGTTGTTATTGATGAGGGTCGGCGCAAAAGTCGGCCCATTTTTTAATTTTAAATTATGAATTGTATTTACGATTTGGATTGTCTGTTTCCGCCGAAGCCTATAAAGCAACGGAACAATGGCCGATTTGTCAAAGGGATGACACCGCACAACAAAGGCAAGAAATGGTGTGAATGGATGGATGGCCGTAAACACAACAAGGTTCGAAAAAATCTTTTGCACAATGGCCGGCCGGATATAGGCGGATGGAACAAAAAGCAAGTTGTCGGCATCAGCATTGACGGCAAGGTCTGTGTTTTTGAATCATCAAAAGATGTTGAAAGAAAATTAGGCATTGAAAGCCGCAATGTTCGCGGATGTTGCGAAGGAAAACGGAATTTGGCCGGCGGATTGTTCTTTATGTGGGCCGAAAATTGGAATGGCACAACGGAACTGACAGACGAACAGAAAAAGAAATATGAAATCGCGATGAAACGAAAAGAAACAAAATGGAAAAAGACAGAATCAGCACATTAGAATTGTTTGTTGCCGTTGGCATCGCGTTTTTGTTCTTTTGGTTTGGCCAATCATGGCAAAAAAACCGCGAACAAACTGAGCCGATCAGCGCCGACACGGTTGTTTTGACACACATTGACACGTTTTTCATCGATAAACCAACGGAAATTGTCCGGTATGTGACAAGGCATGACACAATTTTCGAAACGGACACGGCAATAAAAATCGTATTTGATAGCGTTTCCGGGCAATCTGCGGCCATTATTCCGTTCGAAAGTGTAATTTATCAAGATAGCACGGAAAATGCGAAATACACGGCTTATTTAAGCGGATATAAAGCCGCGTTGGATTCGATTGAAATAAACTGTTTGCAGACAGAAACGATCATCACGAAAATCGAGCGCGAAAAAGCGCCGAAAATCGGCGTTGGCGTTCAACTTGGCGTTGGTGTTTCCGCGCAAGGCATCGCCGCGCCGTATTTGGGCTTCGGAATTCAATACAGATTATTCGGAAAATAATTATATTTGAATGCACTTTTCTTTCATGATAAATGAGTTTCAGCCGAACGGCCATCGTTGAGAAATGAAGGCCGTTTTTTTTCTTTCCAATCTGCAAAGAATTTGAAAGAATTGATATATTTGCAAATCTTATCAACCAAGAAGTTGAAAAAGAAAAGTTTTCGCCATGACGAAAACGGCATTGTGCGCATCCACATTTGGAAAGTGCTTCGAAACGCGAACGGCAAAGAACCGCATCGCGTTTCGCGTTTTTATATACATGTTCCGGCGATACATATACAAAAACGGCTTTTGTTATACATATCACAAAAAAAAATAAAAAACATTTTGCAGATATAAAATTCATTTATATATTTGCAATGTCAAAACGATGCGGCGATTTCCGCAAAACATTAAAAGCACAAAAAAATGACACGAATTGAAACAATCAAAAGATTCATGAAGATTGCAGAAGGTATGACATACATCAACGGATCATGCCCGGCGGACTATGAGAATATGATCGCGGCCATCGATGGCGAACTGACTTTTGAAAATATGGCGGATACCTTCAACAAACTATTCCTGAAGCCGAATTTTGTTCCGATGGCGGACCGTGATCGCGAAGATGTTGAAGAAATGATGGCGATGTCAGATGAAGAATTTGAAGAAGAATTTCACGCGATAAACGGATATTATTTCACTGAATAAAGCATGGACACAAAGAAAATCGAACGCGCGATCAAACTGATTCAAGCCGGCGCGGAAATGGCGGCAAAAGTCAATCAGCCGATTGAAGTTGCCTATTCCGGCGGCAAGGATAGTGATGTAATTCTTGAATTGACACGGATGGCCGGTGTGAATTATCGCGCCATCTACAAAAACACAACGATTGATCCGCCGGGAACAATCGCGCATGCTATTGCGCAAGGCGCTGAAATTCGCCGCCCGGAAAAATCGTTTTTGGAAATATTGTCAACGCGCGGTTATCCAAATAGGTATATGCGATTTTGTTGTTCTGCATTGAAAGAATATCATATATTGGATTATGCCGTTTTGGGTATTAGGCGCGAAGAATCGCAAAAGCGCGCCAAACGATACAAAGAACCGGAACAATGCCGGGTTTATCGAAAAGGCGTGAAAACACGCCAATATTTTCCAATATTAGATTGGACACTTCAAGATGTTGCCGATTTTGTGATTGACAGAAAAATCCAACTTGCGCCAACGTATTATGATGAAAACGGAAACATCGATTTTTCGCGCCGTTTAGGGTGCATGTGTTGTCCGTTGGCTTCATACAACAAACGCATTGCAGAATTCCACAAATATCCCGGAATGGTAAAACTTTACATTCGCGGCGGTAAGGAATTATGCAAACGGCCAAACAACCACCATACAGATGACAGATTTGGCAACGATCCGTTCAAAATGTTTGTTTGTGATGTGTTTTGCGACAATTCGCGCGTAATTTTTGAAGAGCGATTCGGCAAGAATCTGTTCGATGACGGAACAGATTGCAAAAAATTTCTTGAAGATCAATTCAAAATAAAATTCAATAATATTTGAATAAATAAAAACATTATTTATATTTGCACAACTTAAAATTAAAATTATGGCAAACATCAGAATCAACGAAGCCATTGCAAAAGCAACTTTGCAAGGCAAGAAAATCAAGAAAATGGACATCGCCGCGAGGCTTTGGCCGGATTCCGTTCTGTTAACGCGCCGCGCTAACATGACAAATCTTTGCACCGGGAAAACAGACAGAATCACAAAAGAAATGGTTGAAATCATCTGCGAAATGACCGGATGTGACGCAAACTTTTTGTTCAACATTAAAAACGAAGAATCATGAAAGTATTTGTTGTAATATTTGCGGTTTTGGCCGTTGCAAGCATTGTTGCGGCCTATTGGAATCCGATTCACGTTGTCACGGCTTTTTGTTGCCTTCTTATGGTGATCAACGGATTCGCGCATATCAAAGAAAGTGTTTAATCTTAAAATAGGAAAAATGGAAACTTTAAAATCATTATTGAATCAGCGCGATTGCCAAGATGGTGTGATCGCAAAATGCAACCTTCAAATCCAACAGTATGATTTGAACATCAAATCAACGCAACTGAAAATGGAACAGATGCGCAAAACGATGGATGGCAATATTGAAGCCCGGAAACGTGTTGTTGTGAAACTTGAAGAAGCGCAAAAACTTCGCGATGAATTGTCATCGAAAATCGAAAACTTTAAATAAACACAAAATTCAAAGGAAAAATGGAAACAACACCAAAAATGACAGAATTCGCGCCGGAAACATCCGCGCAATTTGACATCATGCCCGGCATGACAGTCGAACAAATGAAGGCGATGTTCTTTGACAGAAACGCGCTGATTGAACCGCAATTTCCGGTTTACCAACTCAACACAAAAGGCTATCGGTATTATTACAAATACGATGAAAAAGGCGAACCGCAATTTTTCCCATCAGTCACAACCATATTGTCGCAAACAATGCCGGAAAGTCCGTTTTTGAAACAATGGCGCGACAAGTTGGGCGCGGAAGCGGCCGATCGGTATCGCGATGAACGCGCCGCATACGGAACATTCATGCATGGATTGTTCGGCGAACTATTAATCAATAGAACGATTGATTTGGATGACATCCAAGACAAACTAAAGGTGTATATTGAACAGAAACAGTTGCCGGTTGACTTCATCTTTTATGCTGATGACTTGAAGAAAGATGTTTTGGCGTTTGCTCAATGGGTGGCCGACTACGATGTAAGGCCGTTGGCAATCGAAATTGCGCTTGTCAGCGAATTAAAACATTATGCCGGGATGATTGATTTGGTTTGCACATTGCAAACGAAAGAAGGCCGCAAAACGGCCATTGTCGATTTCAAATCCGGGCGCAACGGATTCACGGAAGAACACGAATTGCAGTTGCATTTGTATCGCGATATGTGGCAAGAAAACTTTCCGGAACATCCGATTGACAGGGTTTTCAATTTCAGTCCGAAAGATTGGCGCAAGGACAAACCGACATATAACTTCAAAGATCAAACGGAAAGCGAAATGGCGGCGGTTCGCGATGAAATATTGGCTATTGCGGCGGTGAAAGACAACCAACGCGCAAAGACATTTACGGCCACATACGGAACAATCAATTTGGATGCGTTGGATTTGACAAAAAACATTACTTCACTGACATTGGCGGAAATCATAAAAACAAAAAAGAAATGAAAGTTGCCGATTTCATTAATGACATGTTTAAAGCGAGGAAACTATGGAATTGAATAAAATACGGAAATACTTGTTAAATAAAGACAAGTGTGTAAAAGATGTCATAATTACCGATGTAATGAACATTAACACGATGGAACACACTGGTAATAGGATAAACGTCTATTTAGACAACAAGGCTTGGTATCAACCAAATTGGTTGATTGACTTGCAAAACGAAATAGGTGCAGATGACTGCGTGATTACAACAGAGCGCAACAGTCTAAAGGTGATATTTTTTGTCAGCGACAAAATAGAAGAAGAATAGAACTACGGACCACAAATTATTTGTTTAATTGTATTGCAGTAGGGGAAATTTTGCCCTTGTTACGTTTGCACTCTTCAAAATATTCGCTTCCCCTACTGCAATTTTTTTTAAAAAAAATATAAATAATGTTTGCAGATATAAAAAACATTTATATATTTGCAATGTCAAGAACGACAAAACCGACCGGCCGGGTTGCCGGAACAAAAAAAATGAGTTATGAAAACAAATTTAAACAAATTGCCGAAACGAGTTGTTGAATTCGAATACATTGAATGGACACCAAGCGGATGGCAACAAACCACCGAAAACAAGAATCGAAAAATTGTTTATGTTTCAAAACGTCATTTCGGCATTCACGGACTTTTAAAAACTGTATGGTATGAATAAAAAACGCGGACTGTATTAATTAAAGAATCATGAACGGAAGAATCAAAAGACCGGAAGCGCCGACAAGGTTGGTACTTCCGCGCGTTGGGCAAATAAAAGTCGGCAAGAAAAGCGAACGCGGCTTTCCGATGTCTGTTGACTACTTTATACCGGCCGGAAAATACGCATCACTATTCACGGCGGCATACGGCGAAAAACCGCAAACAATCCAAATCGTTTTCCCATCTGATGATGCTGAACAAGTATGCAACGAACGGTTTGAATATAGGGATGACGAAGGCCGTTTGATCGCTTGCGGCGATGGCGAAACGTTTGATGTATGGAACGGCAAAAAGTATGTTTCACTATCGACAAACGAACATCCGAATCTGATGCAATCAATTTCGAACAGATATCCGAACAAGAAAAGCAAACAACCGGATTGCGATGGTTGGGATGTCACGTTGACATTGAACTTCATCATTCCTTTGGTTCGCGGCATCGCCGGTGTTTGGCAATTTGTCAGCAAGGGAACGGCGTCAACAATCCCACAAATCCGGGAAACGTTTGATGCCATGTATAAAGAACGCGGATTTTGCAAAGGGATCATTTTTGATTTGAATGTGAAATTCGCGACAACTCAAAAGCCCGGCGACAAATCGCGCTTTCCGGTTGTCAGCCTTATACCAAACGAAAGCGCCGACAACATTTTGAAGGTGAAAAAAGCCTTTGAACCAATTGACGTGAAAGAATTAAATCAATAAGGTCATGAAGTATCAAATAGGACAAACTGTGTGGATTTGGCGCGGCGATAACGACAAACCTTATTCGGCAACAATTACGGATTTGTGTGGAATTGCGACAAATGGCGAATATGTTTGGGAATTCAAACACATTGACGCCGAAACCGGATGGTGTTGTTTATCGGGTTGCGGTGAATCTGACATCTACGAAACGCAAGAAGAAGCGGAAAACGCATATAAAAAATATTTAATGCAAACGAACAAAATATAGATATATTGATTATATTTGCAGTACATAAAAACCACATAGCCGGGTGGTGATAGAAGATAAACGATGCCTTATTTGGGTTCGATTGGCGGCTAACAATCGGATTCTGAATAAGGCATTAAATTTTTATAGATATGATTGATATTTTTTCAATGAAACACGCATCAGAAAATGCGGTTCAATGCCAAATGATGAAAGTTGGCATCAGTAGTGAAAATCCCGAACAGTTTGAAATCGCCTTTATTGCCGAATACGGCAATGTGTTAGAGCGTGTAAAATTGTTTTCAGCCAAAGCAAGAGAATTGATGATTCAAGCATTAGCGGCCGAAATTGAATATGCCGAAAGGGATATGATGCTGATTGCACAAGGCGAGGAACAACAAAAAACTGAAACAATGGAAAACCCGACAAACGAAGTACCATTTTAAGACACCGGCAAGTAGATAGGGCGTTTTTGCCCTATCGAAAGCCGTTTAAAACCCTAAAACAATGGATGGTTGGATAAAAATACACCGCAAACTATTAGATTGGGAATGGTACGATGACGGCAACGTGGTTCGTGTGTTTCTGCACCTTCTGTTAACGGCAAACTTTGAACCTAAAAAATGGCACGGAATAACCATCGAGCGCGGCCAATTAGCGACAAGCGTTGTGAACTTGGCAAGCCAAGTGCATCTGACATCAAAGCAAATTCGCATTGCTTTGGAAAAGTTAAAAAACACAAACGAAATAGACATTCAAACGACAAACAAATATACACTAATAACTATTTGTAAATATGCAGATTACCAAACGCAAGAAACGGCAATAGGGCAAACAAACGGCAATCAAACGGCAAACGATGGGCAAACAAATGGCAATCAAAGGGCAACAACTAAAGAAATAAAGAATGATAATAAAGAAAAGAATGATAATAATATTTTAGGGGAAAAAACGAAACGTTTTATTCCGCCAACAATCGATGAAATAAAATTTTATTGTCAAGAACGGAAAAATAATGTTGATGCAGAAAGGTTTTTCAATTTTTACGAAATGAAAGGTTGGATGATTGGAAAAAACAAAATGAAAGATTGGAAAGCGGCCGTTCGCACTTGGGAAGGCAATACATATTCAACGCGCAACCATGATACAAGCGAACGCGACAATCGCAACATTGAAGGAATTTGGAAATAACTTTTTTTATTTTTATATTTATCTAATTTTTAATATTTTAATATCATGGAAACCAACTATCAAGAATTAGCGGCGAAAATTTTGGATCGCCGAAACATTGTTCCGTTTGTTCGTAATACTTACGAATTGCCGGATGCCGACCGGATTTTCAAAGCGATTGGCGATCAATTATGCGGCGGAAAATTCGTGATCAACGAAAACAACATTTTTGTTTATCAGAACTGTTTGAATTGGCTTTTGGGAATGCCGTTCAAATGTTTGAATCCGGCCAATCCAAAAGAACAGATTGATGGCGATATAAACAAAGGTTTATATATCGCCGGTTCATGTGGTACTGGAAAAAGCGTTTTGTTGCGCATACTTGCGGCAATATCCAACTACATGAACATCGAATATGAAGCCGACCGGCGCAAAATCAAACTGATTTGGGCTGATAATCGCGCCGATGACATTTGCAACAATGTCACTGTTTCCGGGATTGATTCAATCAACCGCTTGCGAAATATCGATGTTTTAAACATAAACGATTTCGGAAGCGGACAAGCGGAACAAGTTTTCATGGGCAACCGCATCAACGCGATTCGGCTGATAATTGAATCGCGCGGTGATGCCTATGGCAAATTCACTCTACTAACAAGCAACTTTCCGATGCAACATGAATTGATAAAACAAGAATTCGGTGGCCGCGTTGTCAGTCGGTTGTCGGAAATGTGCAATTATTTTGAATTGCGCGGAACAGATTGGCGAACCATCAAAAAGTAAGATCATGAATGAGCGGAACAAAGCCCGGATCAAAGAATTATATTTTCAACATCCGGAAATAAGCGGACAGAAGGCGGCAAAAATGTTGGGGTTGCCGGTCAGTGAAGTTTTGGTTGTGATGAAAAAACTTGGATATACTGCAAAGGGACATGAAAAAGCGCGGCAAGCGGTGTTGAAAGGCGAAAAGCCGGAATCGCCGATGAAGATGGCGGAAAAACCGCAAGTTGAGAAAAAACCGATTGTCAGTGTGCCAAACGGATTTTCGCACATGCCATCACCGGAAACCGTTGAACACCGGCGCGAAGTGCAATTGTTCAAGAATGCAAACGCACTATTGCAGAAAGCCGAAAAAGCCGCGCAAAACGGTGACATCGAAACATATTTGAAACTTCGCAAGGAATATGAAGTTGCGGCGCGGCAAGCGGAAGCATACAAGAAACGCGGAACGCTTAACAAGTCAGAACGCGAAATCAGTGGAATCGAAAATCAATATCAAATATGCAGATAGATTGTGTCATTGGAATAGATCCCGGCAAAAGCGGCGGCATCGCCATTTGGCGGCCAAACTTCAAGACGGAAGCAAAGAAAATGCCGGATGAATTGATGGATTTGGTTGAATGGTTTGATTATATGTTGAAAATATGCCATCCGATTGTATTTGTTGAAAAAGTGCAATTGCGGCCGGATGATATTGTTGGCAATCCGGGCAAAGCCTTCCGAATTCAAAAGATGCTTGCGGATTTTGAGAAACTGAAAACGATCATGACAGTGACTGACATGCCGTTTTGTTTGGTGAATCCGATGAAATGGCAATCCGTTCTAAAATTACGAGTGAAAGGCGAAGAAAAGCCGGAACGCAAAAGAAGGTATCAGCGCGAAGCCGGAAAATTATATCCGGAAGTGAAAGCAACATTGTGGAATTCCGATGCGCTTTTGATCATGCATTTTGGCCGGAACATGTTGGCGAATGATGAAAAATGGATTCTTCAAAACTTGCCGGAAAAACTGCATGACAAATTATTTTGAAAAAAAACAAAAATATTTTTGCAGATATAAAAAAACGTTTATATATTTGCATTGTCGATATAGACAAACGGACTGCACCGGTTTGCAGATAAAAACAAAAAGAAATGAAAACGAACGAAGAAATTTTAAAAGCCGCCGCACAAATATTCAGACAGTGTGTGTCAGCAACATGGAATGCCAACTATGGCGAAGATGATGGTTCTGCAAACATTCTATTAGGCCGACTATTGAAAGCGGTTGAATGGGCAAAGGCCAACAATGAAGAAAACGCGCTGAAAGTCATCATCGGCAATGTGATGCCTAAAGGTTTTGAAATGGCAAAAATAGGCATGGAAATCAGCGAAACAATATTTGCATAAATCATTAAAACAAAGAAAAAATGAAAATAACAAGTGATTATTTGATTGCGCAAGGCTTCAAGAAACAAGATGACTTGTGGATGAATTTCGATGAACCGTCAACGTTTTACATGCAAATTCGGGAAGCGCCCGGAAGTGACGGTTTTCGATTTGAAATTCAACGATTCAAAACAAAAGAATTCGGCGTTTATGGTGGGAACTTCACGCCCGACAATGACTGTTGTATATTCTTGGGATATGTCACAACCATTGAAGAAATGGAAGCGATAATCAAGGCGTGTGGCATCAAAACAACACCGAAAGACAAAAGAAAAGCAACTAAATGGCGCAAGCGCTTTCCGCATTTTCTTGTCAGATGCAAGCGTTTCAAAGTGTTCGTGATGTATGAAGATGAAGCGTTGTTCACCGGCTTTGAAACAGATGATTACAATGAAGCGATGGAAGAAATAAACCGCCGAAACAAAGAATTAATCTTAAAAAAATAGAATCATGGATGCAGAACGGAAGCGGAAATTCCAAGCGAAAAAATCAAGGAAATAATCTCGGAAAAACAGATTGACAAAGAAACGAATGATAAACAACTAAAACTTTTTTAATATGTTAGTAGCAACGAACGAAGGGATGCAATGGGCGCAAAACTATTGCAAAGAAATCAAAGAAAAATATCCCGAATTAGAACCGCCGAAGCCAATCATGGTGATGGATTTGACAATCGCATATCAAACCGGCGCGCAATTCATTCAAAACGCATTGGCGAACATGAAAGGCATGTTGCAAGAAAAAGCGAACAAAGAAGAAATGGTTTTCACAATAAACGAAAACGGATTTGAAAAAAGTGAAAAGGCGAAAGCGTATGAAGAAGCAATTCAAATGATTGATGAAATAATAAATCTTTGAATTATGGGAACAGACACATCAAGCGGCATTGGATTCATCGCCATAATGCAAATATTGTTGGTAGTGATGAAATTGATAAAATTTGTGCAATGGTCATGGTGGATCACTCTGTTGCCGTTGGAAATATCGGCGGCGATGGTCATCATCGGAATGATTATATATTTCATCGTAATGCGTAACCAATGAAAGCACAAGAGAAAGCAAAAGAAATTGCAAAAAAGTATGAACAATACGGTTGTGAATGCACACCACATGATTGTGAAGAATCCGCGCTTGAAATGTATCAATGGGCGCAAGATGAATTCATGCAGAAAGCCGAAAACGCATACTGCAATCAGTGCATAAAGAATCCATGCCGGATCAAAATCGAACATGGTTCGTTGTGCTATAATTGCGAATTGTTTTTGAAACACATATTGAAGGAATTATGACACCGGAACAAAAAGCGGAACAAATTGCATCCGAATATCATTTTTTGGAAAACGAACCAAAAACGGATGAAGCAATGCAAGCGCGGATCATCGATGGCGCATTGCAGATGTATCGATGGGCGCAAACGGCAATCGATGATTTGGAACTTGAAAACAAAAGATTGAATGCCAAAATGAATGAAATGGCAAATGAAATCATGCGGAATGTTAGCATGCAATCCATGCGAAATAATAACATGCAATTATTGAAAACAAAAAGTAAAAAAAACATGTCCGAAAGGATTTTGGATGCAACTGAAAAACTGTGCATTATTTTGTTGACAGTATTTCTTTGGTTTTTTGTCATCGGTCTTATTATAGCCGGATTTATTATTTTATTCAATGCAATATGAAACGAATTCGATCCGGCATCATGCGCAAACAGTTTGACATTTTGCCAACACTAACAATCCGGTGGTTTATCGGCTACGAAGAAAAGCGGAAATTCGATCTTTGTTTTTCGTGGTTGTGCTTTTATGCGCAAACAAACAACTTTGGCCGTGACAGAATGAAGGCATGGGAAAAGGAACAAAAAGAACTTAGAATCAAATACAACATAAAATGAAAAAGAAAAAACAATTGACAACGGATGACATTGCATTCGCAACGGTTTATCTGATCGCGAAAGATGGCCGCGTATTTGCGACAAACTTGACAGATAAATTGTCATTTTTAAGCATCGCAATCAATAATACTTTTACGGAATTAGATTCCGACAAAGTTGCCAACTTAAACATCAGCGAACTAATTAAAACCAAACAACAATGACAAACGAAGAAAAAGCAACTGAAATATCGTTGTTACAATACGATATGATTTGCGGATATGATTATCCCAAATACGCATCTGCTATGGAAATGGCTCAATGGAAAGACGAGCAAATAAAAGAAGCGTTGAACAACATTCTAATTGAGTGTGATGCCTGTTTCGATGAACAAACAACAAACACACTTGAAGCAATAATCAAACATCAAATCGATATATTATGACAAAAACAGAACTAAAAAAAATGACTGTTGTCGATGTTTTGAAAACACCGGAATACGTTGCCAACTTGGAAAAGTTGTTGAACCTATTATGGGAAAGCCGACAGAAAGCGCGGTTCAAAGCGCATGCACATAATCAAGCGTTGAAAACGCATCCGATCGACATGTTGCATGAAGAAGGAATTTGGCAACCGCAAGAATTCATCATCGAATATATGGCGGTGATTGACAAGGAAAGTCAATTTTCATCAGCCGCGCGCGCATACATTCGCGAAGTCGGAACATCGGCTTATATCAACACATTAAACCAATTCCAAAATGAAACAAAGACAAATAAACGTGTTCGGAAAAACAAATGAATCCGGGCAACTACAATTGCAACCAGAAGCCAAAGCCTTTTTGCAGTCATGGCCGAACGCCCGGATTGTCGCAAAATTTTCCGTTCTTGCGGATGAACCATCGGAAGCGCTGAAAGGATATTATTTTCATTACATTGTGCCGACAATGAAAGCGGCGTTGTGGGAATCAGGGCAAAGAATGAACGAAAAAGAATGTGAAGCATGGTTGCGAGGTGTTTCGCCAATTACGCATCGATTTGATTGGATAAACAGTCGGCAATATGGGGATGCCATCAAGGAAATCGCCGATCTATCATCCGCCGAATTGGTAGAACACATTGAATTCATCAGACAGACGGCGGCGGAAGAATATTCGATTTATATTGAAGATCCGCAAACATTTTCTAATAAAACAATTTGAATTTCAACGAATAAAACTTATATTTGCAAAACCGACACGGCGTTTCCGTGAAACATTAAATTCAAAGTAAAATGGAACAAAAACCGAATGAAGGCGATTTTTCGCTGACAAAAATCAAATTGACAAAAGACGGCGGCGCGGCCGTCACGTATCAAGTGAATTCAAACAAAGTGCATGTCGAATGTGATGAATACATTCATCCGGATTTGCGCGCGTATTTTTCGCAATTGCGGCCATTGATGGCGCAAGTGTTCGCACTTCCGGAAACACTGCATGAAAACATCATTGTGACCGGAATCGGCATCGCCGGCAAAGAAGAAAACAAAGGTTGTGTGATCACCGCCGAATATATCACCACAAGCGGCCAAGCAACAAAAATTGTCACGCCCCGAATCAAATTCCAACCTTCATATTATGGGTTTGAACATAAACTTGCGATCATTGCCGATTGTGTTCAAAAAGAAGTTTTTGAATATCTGTTCAACGGCAAAAAAGCCGAATTGGAAAATTGCTTTTGATGGATATTGAGCGATACCATATCACAACGCGCGAAGAATATGACTATTGCGTTGAACGCGGAATTGAACCGTTGATTGATGACCGGTGTTTCGACATCGACATCAATCTTCGCGTTCAAATCCAAGCGGAAAAATTTGGCAAAGACATTAAAAAAGCAAGACAACGATTTTTCAAGTGGATATGGCAACAAAAAGAACACGTTTGCGAAGAATGCGGAAGGCCGTTGCAATTCTATTCAGCAACATTCTGTTCGCATATTCTTTCACGCGGCGCGCATCCGGAAAAAGCGCTTGACGGCCGGAACATAAATATTTTGTGTTTTCAGTGCCATCAGACTTATGAATTCGGCAATCGATCCACAATGCGCATCTACAAAAAGAACCAACGCATAATTGAAAAACTAAATTTTGAATATTCACAACTAAAAAACATTTAAACTATGAGCATCAACAAAGTCATTCTTCTTGGCAATCTTGGCCATGATGTATCTTTCCGCGAATTCGAAAACGGACAAGTCGCGCAATTCAGTGTGGCCACAACCGAAAAGGGCTACAAAACAAAAGATGGCCGCGATGTTCCGGATCAAACCGAATGGCACAATGTCATTCTGATGAACGGATTGGCCAAAATCGCAAAAGACTATTTGAAGAAAGGTGACAAAGTGTATATTGAAGGCAAGATTCGCACCCGGAAATATACCAACAAAGAAGGCGAAGAAAAACAGATCACAGAAATAATCGGAACATCGATGGAACTGTTGACACCGAAAGCCGCGCCCAAATACGAAGATTTGCCGGCCGGATTCTAATTGTCAAACAAAAAATCATGGGAAAAATAGAAATCGAAAAAATTGAAATTGAATTCACCGATAAATTAGTCGGATATGAATTCAAGTCAAACGGCAAAAATGTTCAATGGGATGATTTGGATCGAAAACAACAAATCCGGATTTTGAACAGTTTTGCGCGCGGTTACGAACTTTTTTATAAATGCTTAAAAGATGAATAAATGATCGCCAGGCGGTGTGGATCAATGATTTTTTTGTATGTCAGTAGTGTCAACGATCGCCAAAACACACACCGCCGGGCTTTTTTCTAACAATTAAATTCAAAGAAAAATGGAAACGTACAACGAAAAACAAATCAGACTGAATCGCGAAATCCGTGAAAAAAGGGAAGCGGCTTTTCAAGCGTTCAACACAAAAAGACAACAATTGTTTGCCGAAAAGCAGAAAGCCGGGCAAACATACGATGAAGAAAAAAAAAGACTACAAACGGCGCTTGATGAACTTTTAAAAGAACGATTGCTGATGAAGAAAGGCGGCATGACTGTAATAGCAGAACAATATCAATCAAATTTGCTTCGCGAACGCGAAATCAACAAAGCGCAAGCCGATGGCAAAATACGATTCATGGATGAACGCCGGAAATTCGCACAACGCGACAATCTTTTAATTGAAGAATACAGAATCGAAAAGCAAAAGATCGCCGATGAAAAAACAGAACGTTTGTTGATCATCGAAAAACAAGAACGAGAAAGAAAAGAAATGTTATCTTCGCAAAATGAAGAAAAAGAAAATTGAAAACGAATTCCATTGCGGTGAATGCAACAAACTTGTTTGGAACACGAACTTTGAAAATCTTGATTGCAAAGGCATTCCGATTCACGGATATTGCCCGGTATCAAAACAGAATCAAATAAGAACCGAACCGGCTTGTTCGGCATTCACACCGCAAACGGATGATTCGCAAAACTATTATAAATTATCGCGATGGGATTTAAAAAGTGGATTCGAAAAATCTTGATTGATGATGCAACGGAAAAGCCGGAAGCGCCGAACATTACACCGCCGCAACCGATCTTTCCGCCGTTGGTTTTTGAAGTGGACAAATCGCGCCATAATGTTGTGATGTCCATTCTTCAAAATCAACCTTTTTTTGCCATCTACCAATCGCCGACCGGATTGAAAACCATCACAACCGGATTGACACCGATGCAAATCCGGACCGCGTTGGATGAAGTTGCCGCGCAAATCCCGGCGATGAAAGAAGTTTTGACAAACGTTGCAATCGACATAAACGCGCCACAAAACGCAAAACACAGTGAAAACCGATAAATATATCATTCAAACAAAAGTAACGCAATACAGACAAATTATGAGCGAAATAAAGAACATACCGATTTCAAAGTTGCAATGCAACACCGGGCAAATAGAGGGGTTGCCAAAAAATCCGCGTTTCATCAAAGATTATCGTTTTCAGGCCCTGAAAAAATCAATCAAAGATGCGCCCGAAATGTTGAATTTGCGTGAATTGTTGGTTTTTCCGTTCAAAGATAAATATGTTGTTATCGGCGGCAATATGCGTTTGAAAGCCTGTAAGGAATTAGGCCACACCGAAATTCCGTGCAAGATTTTGCCCGAAAACACACCTGTAGCCAAATTGCGCGAATACACGATGAAAGACAACAACGCTTTCGGTGAAACGGATTGGGATGCACTGAACGAATGGAACAAAGAAGAGTTGGAAGAGTGGGGAATGGAATTGCCGCAATTTGACGGGGCCGACGTTTCGCCTGACGATTTTGGCGACGAGTTCTCGCTCAAAGACGGCGACAAAGAGCCGTTTCAGCAAATGACATTCACAATGGCCGACGAACAGGCCGAACTCATTAAAAACGCCATTGCCGACTGCAAGGCGCTTGAAGAATACAAATACTGCGAAACCTTTGGCAACGAGAACACCAACGGAAACGCACTCTACTTAATCGTATCGCAATGGGCCGCTGCAAGGAAATAGTAATTAAAGTGATACCCGCCGCCGTCGCCAATCCGTTTGTAAAGGCGCACCATTATAGCGGCAAGGTTGTGCCGAACTCGCAACTGCATTTTGGCGCGTTCCTTGACGGCAAGTTGCACGGCGTTCTATCGTACGGGTGCAGTATGGACAAGCGCAAAACAATGGCACTCGTAAAAGACACGGGTTGGAACGAGTTTTTGGAACTCAACCGAATGGCTTTCGACGATTATCTGCCGCGCAATTCGGAATCGTACTGCATTGGCGCAACACTGCGTATGATTAAAAAGCAAGCACCGCATATAAAGTGGATTATTTCGTTTGCTGACGGCACTCAATGCGGCGACGGCACAATCTACCGAGCAAGCAATTTCGTGCTGACTGGAATCAAAAAAAACACGCAGATTATCGAATTGGAAGACGGCAAACGAATTGCCAAAAAGACACTCGACAACAAGAATTTTCCGTCAATCAATGGTCGGTATTTTTCAAACGTGCTAATGGAACGAGGGGGGGGGCATTATGTTGCGGGCTACCAACTGCGCTACGTTTATTTTCTCGACAAGGCGAGCCGTGCGAAACTCACAGTCCCCGAGTTGCCATTTTCCGCTATCGACGAAATTGGCGCGGGGCTTTACAAAAACGAACATATCAGCCGCGTGGAACGGCACAAGAAATGCGAGGCGCAATTGGAACGAGAACAGCGCAAGCAACAGCCGCAACCAACTGACTGATATTTTGACAATTTGACACTATAAAAAGGATGATTATGGTAAAATTTGACAAAGAAGAATTTTTAAAGGTTTTCAAAAAATCATTGGGCAATGTTACTGTTGCTTGCAATAATTTTGGGTGTGAGCGACAAACATTTTATAACTGGTATAATGAAGATGCCGATTTCCGTGCAAAAGCCGATGCAGTAAAGGAAATACGCAAAGACTTTATCGAGAGCGCATTGGATAAGCGAATACAAGAGGGCGACACAACGGCGATAATCTTTGCGGCCAAAACACAGTGCAAAGACAGGGGATACGTTGAGAAACAAGAATTAAAAGTGGAAACAGAGCAACCGTTGTTTGGTTTCATTGATGAAGACGAGCGTTGATGGATTCGTTTACACAACCGCAATCGACAAGTTGCGGCGATTGAAAAGGCGCATCCGTATCATTCAAGGAGGAACAAGCGCGGGAAAGACTTATGGCATTCTGCCTATTCTGATTGACACCGCCGCACGTACGCCCAAAATCGAAATTTCGGTGGTAAGCGAAACAATCCCACATTTGCGCAAAGGTGCGATGCGCGACTTTATCAAAATAATGCAGTCAACAAATCGCTACATTCCCGACCATTGGAACAAATCTAATTTTGTTTATACATTCACAAACGGCTCGTTTATAGAATTTTTTTCAGCCGACCAACAAAGCAAGGTGCGAGGACCGCGCCGTGATGTGCTTTACATAAACGAGTGCAACAACGTTGATTTCGAAACCTACACGCAACTTGCCATCCGTACCAAACAAACAATATGGTTGGACTACAACCCCACGAATGAATTTTGGGTGCATACTGAACTCTTGAACGATGCGGATTCCGACTACCTACAATTGACGTACACGGACAATGAAGCGTTAAGCGATACAATTGTTGCCGAAATAGAAAAAGCGCGAATGCGCGCGTTTTATGAGCCATTGGCGGTAAACTTGTTTGCCGAAAGCAACATTAAAAATTCATATTGGGCGAATTGGTGGAAAGTTTACGGAATGGGCGAGGTTGGTTCGGTGCAAGGTGTGATATTTTCCAACTGGAGAATAGTTGACAATCTGCCAACCAATGCGCAACTAAAGGGCGTGGGCGTGGATTTCGGTTTTGCATCAGACCCGACCGCGATAATAGAAATATACACTTTCGATGGTGAGGTTTATTTGAATGAGGTATGTTACAACAACGGATTGACAAATAATGAAATCGCCAATGTGCTAAAAAAACGCGGTTATGATTCACGAACAATGATAGTTGCCGATTGCGCAGAACCTAAATCAATAGCAGAAATAAACAGATACGGATTCAGGATAATTCCAAGTGTGAAAGGCGCAGATTCAATCAATTTCGGAATAGATTTATTGCAACAGTTTGAATTGTGTGTGACGGCTGAAAGCGTGAATCTAATAAAAGAATTACGAAACTACATTTGGGACACAGACAATCAAGGCAATCGAATAGGCCGACCGATTGATTGCTTCAACCATTTAATTGATGCGTTGAGGTATATTGCCGTGAAAGTGCTATCAAAACAATCGGAACGCAAAGTTAGGGGTGTGATACGTAGAAATTAATATATTTGCAAGACAATTCCATTTTTTCTTTGAAGGCCGGGCGCAATGTCCGGCCAATTTGTTTATATTTGCAATCTCATATTATTAATTAATTATTATACATTAAACAAGAACGGCCATCGTTGAGAAACAGAAGGCCGTTTTTTATTGCGAAAAGTTAAATAGCCCGGTTTATTCAAAAATATTATTGTTAAATAGAATGACTAAAAATGCGGCATTTTGACTAATTATTGTTAAATAGAAAACCGCTAATCAAAAAAATTATTGTTAAATTGTGAAATACAATTATATTTGCGATTGACATTCATGGCGAAGGGAAGGCCGAAAGGATGTGAAAATATATTTATTAACTTAAAAATTAAAAAGTTATGATTTGCACATGTCCGGCGGCCACCGCATTAACAACCATTACGGCCGTCACTTGCCCGGAAAACTTTGGGCAGATTCAAAAAATTGCTTTTCAGCGCTTAACCGCAAGCGGCGTGAAAAACGCATTCACAACAACAAATCCAATCAACACATTGGCTTCATGGTCAACTTTCAAAGCCGCAGCCGATTCGACAAAAATTGTCATTTCGCCCTACATCAACGCGCCAACCGTTGAAGCCGGAGAAGCACGCACATTTGGCGGCGGCAATGACACACTTGGCGGCATTGAAGAAATTCTCGGCGCAAGTCCGACATCGTTCAGCGCCGTTTTGCGCAAGATGCCATCCGAAACCATTCGCGACTTGAAAAAATTGATGTGCGAAGCCGATGCCGGAAATCTTGGCGTTTATCTGTTCGATGAAAACGGAATGATTGGCGCAATTCAAGATTCATCCGTTCTGACAACTTATTATCCAATCCCGGTTCGTTCACTGTTCGTTGGTGACAAATCGTTGGGCGGATTCGAAGCACCGGATTCGAACGCAATTTCGTGGTCATTCTTGCCGGATTGGTCTGACTATCTTGCAAAGATTGCGCCAAGTGACTTCAACCCATTGACAGATCTTTAAAATTTACCGACTATGAGCGCAAAACAAACATTGGTTAAATTGACATGTGATGCACTCGGTGAACGTGATTTTGATTTTGAGCAAGCCAACCGCCTATTGGCCATGAAGCCAAACGGCGGATGGCATTTGCCCGAAGATAGTGAATTTCAATTCAGCGTTGAAAATGGGCTTGAGCATCGAAGAAATAAAGAAGAAAATCCGCGAACCGGAACGAAGAAAGGTGATAAATAGGGCGGTTTACCATCAAAGCCGCATCAATTTTCATGCGCAAACGCGCGTTTCATCTTTCGAAGTCAACCAACCGTTGACAGAATTCCTTGCGTTCGTTGACAACATTTTGCCGCATGACAAGTCGAAAATGTTCAAAACATTGTTTCGATATCCGGTCGCGACAAATGACATTGCAGGAATATGTTTCGACAAGTTGTCAAGGATATTTGACGGCCGCAACCCGGCTTTCAATTATCAGTTTATGACATCGGAACAACGCGATGATTGGGAATGGTATCGGCAAAACAAGTTACATGAACCGGAAATTTGGTCAACAAAGGGATGGAATTTCTTTCAGACTGAAATCAATTCCGTTTTGATCGTTGACATGCCGGCGGAACAAGACAAGTCCGACAAATATCCGCAAGCATATTTCTATTGGTTGCCGATCGCATCTGTCATCGATTATAGGGCAAATCCGACAACCGGGCAAATGGACTATATCATTTTTAACCAGGATGACAAACGCATTGCGGTAATTGACGATGAAAGATACCGTGTTTTCAAATCAAACGGAACAGACATCACCGAATTGTTGATTGACAATCCGCACGATTTGGGATATTGCCCGGCGCGTTTCTTTTGGGATGAGCCGATAAGCCTTCGCGAACCGGATATCAAGAAATCGCCATTGACAAGGCAACTTGAAGCAATGGATTGGTTCTTGTTCTATCACATAAGCAAACGCCATCTTGACATGTATGGTTCATATCCCATTTATAGCGGTTACGAACAATCATGCGACTTTTCAAATCAAGAAAACGGCGATTATTGCGATGGGGGATTCTTAAAGAACAAATCTGGCTTTTACAAATTAGATGCAGCAGGTTCGCTTTGCAGATGTCCGAAATGCGGTGAAAGCCGGATCAATGGTGTTGGTTCATTTGTCGAAATTCCAATTCCATCGCAACAAAACGATGTTCCGGATTTGAAAAACCCGGTGCAAATGTTGTCAGTCGATCGCAATTCGCTTGACTATAACGTTGAAGAAGAAAAGCGACTGAAAAACGACATCATCACATCTATTGTCGGTACGAATGAAGAAATCACAACGCGCGATGCGTTGAACGAACAACAGATTCTTGCGAACTTTGAAAGCCAATCGACAGTGTTGAACCGAATCAAGAAGGGTTTTGAATCGGCGCAACAATTCGTTGATGAAACGATCTGCAAACTTCGCTATGGCAATCTGTTCATTTCGGCGCGCGTGAATTACGGAACGGATTTTTATTTGTCAACCGCCGCGCAACTTCGCGAACGATACGCAAGCGCAAAGCAAGCCGGTGCATCGGAAGCCGATTTGGATGCAATGCAGAATCAAATCATTGAAACCGAATACCGGAACAATCCGACAATGTTGCAAAGAATGTTGATTTTGGCGGAATTAGAGCCTTACAGACATTCAACGCGCGAAGAAGTTGTCACATTGTTCGACAAAGGCATCATCAGTGAATCAGACATGCGAATAAAGTTGAATTTTGCCAACTATATCCGCCGGTTCGAACGTGAATATTTGAACATACTTGAATTCGGTGACAATATGCCGTTCACAAGTAAAATTGAATTTATAAATCAAAAACTAAAAGATTATGAGCAAGAAAGCAGACAAGACGCCGCAAGGGGTTAACGGCGTGGAAGCGCAAAATCCCACTATTGGAACAATGCCATCAGCGCCGAAACAAGAATATTTTGTTCCGGCAAATGAAAAACATCTGTTTCATTGCATTATTGAAGTGAAAAAATTCAATCCGGAAACCGGCGAAAGGTTGTCAAAACCGCGCGTTCAAAAATTCGGGCAAAAAACATTTGAAATGGTGTTGCCCAAACTTCGCGAACAAGGATATACCGTGACAATTTTGCACAATCCAAAAGGCAAATAAACAAGGCGCAAGCCAATTATTATAAACTTTAAACATAAAAGGGTAATATGTTGACACTTGATTTATTAAATGCAAACGCGGCTTTGGCATCGTTGAACGATGAACAAAAGCAAGCAATTTTGACATTGTCGCAAAACGATGAAAATGCCGTCATTGCGGCCAAAACCGGCGAAATTTATGGCAATCTCGACACGGATATTCTTTCGACATCCGGAATCGGGAAAAACGGAACGGAAAAAACGTATGAATACGCAAAGCGCGTGATTTTGGACTTGAAAGGCAAGGCCGAAAGCGCTGATGCACTTCAAACACAAATCCGGTCATTAACGCAAAAGAATGCGGCTTTGGAAAAATCCATTGCCGAAGGGAATGGCAATGAGCAATTGAACAAAGAATTGAAACAGGCAAAGGCCGATTTGGCATCTGTCACAAATCAATTTGTTGAATTGCAAAAACAAAAGGATGAAATGTCGGCGCAATATGAACGCGACATCAAGGGAATGCAGATTGACGGCGCAATGCAGTCGGCAATCGCATCGATCAAATTCAAACCGGAACTTCCGGAATCCGCGACAAAAGTTTTGATGGCGCAAGCAATTGACAAAATCAAAAGCATGAATCCGGATTTTGAAGATGATGGCAACGGCGGAAAGATCATCATGTTTCATGATGCATCCGGCGCGGTGATGAGAAACAAGGCCAACAACTTGAATCCATTCACCGCATCCGAATTGTTGACACGTGAACTTGATTCGATGGGTGTTCTTGACAAAGGCCGTCAAGCGGCCGGTGGCGGAACATCATCGCCAACCGCAACCGCCACAAGCGGAAGCGGCGCGGTTAGCATTGATGGGGCAAAAACCCGAACAGAAGCGTATGATGCGATCACAAATGTTTTGGTTGCACAAGGTTTGCAACCGGGTTCGAAAGAATTCAGCGATGCAATGTCGCAAGCATGGAAAGAAAACAACATTTCAGCGCTTCCGGAAAAATAAAATTGAAAAAATTTGGCGAAGGGTTTGCCAATAAATTAGTATTAACTTTTAAAATTTTACAATTATGTCATTAGTCGCAACAAGACTTCAGAACTGGCGCATCGAAAATCCCGAGTTGGATCGCAACATGACGCGCCCAAGCGAGTATGGCGCATTGGATTTCTTCATTGAGCAAACCAACGCCGGAAACTCAATCATCAGCCCAAATCTTCGTGATAGGGCATTCGCATCAATCGGCAACACTGTTCAAGTGCCGGTCATCAACTACGATGGCGATGTTCAAGTTTCAAACGTTCGTTCATGCGTGATCGCTGACGATGAAAACACATCGGCGCTTTATACCGTTGTGTGGGCAACTTATGCCATCGGCTTCACAATGGTTCCAACGTTGTACATGAACAACGAAATCAGTTATGAGCATGACTTCCGCCGCAAGATGGAAAAAACATGCCGCGCATTGGCCGCTACTTTGGATGCCGGCGCAGTTGCCGCGCTTGAAGCAAACAAAACACAAGTGTTCAAAACTTTGCTGAATTATCAGCAGGTCGGAAACGTTGTTGAAGTGCCAACACAGATGTCAACCGAAATTCTTGGTGACATCAATCCAATCATGCGCGCCAACGATTATCCGGAAATGATTCACATTGTCGGCAATGCCGGCGTTGATTCGCTGATTCGCAAACTTGCACAATACGGCGTTTACAACGAAGTGAACAAACGCATGGAATATGACAACAAAGTCCTTCACTACACTAACAATGTAGCGGATGAAGCTGGAAAGATGGGAACATTCTTCGCCATCGCTGACGGCAACGTTGGCATCTTGACACGTGTTGATCGTGAATCGTTGAGAAGGGCGCGTTCGAACTTCCATGAGTGGGATGTTGTTCGCTTGCCGTTCATCGATCTGCCGGTTGGTTCGCATTATTACACCACCGTTGGCGATCAGTCATCGATGGCCGGCGCTGCAACCGCCGATCTGACTTGCGCCGTGAAGGAACATTTTGGTTTCAGCCTTGATGTTGCGTATATTGTTGCTTACAATAGCGCACCGGCAACCGTTGCCAATCCAATCATCAAAGCCGAAATCGCAAGCCGCGTCGAAAATCAACCGCTTGGCATGCCGGTTTATGTCAGCAATCTGAACGAAGCCGCAACATTGACACTTGACAAATCAAGCGTTTCAATCGCCGTTGCCGGAACAGAGCAAGTAACCGCAACCACCGCGCCAAACGCTTATGTCGTTTCATGGAATAGCGATGACACCGGCGTTGCAACCGTTGATTCGACCGGTTTGATCACCGGTGTTGCCGCCGGAACTTGCAACGTGACCGCAAGCATCACTGTCTATGGTGTTACATACACACAGACAGTGGAAGTGACTGTTTCTTGATAACTTTGAAATAAGTTGAACCGAAAAGGGATGGGCGCAAATCCCATCCCTTTTTTTAATTTGACAAACCATGTACAGAGTAAAAGACATAGAAGATAATTTGTTGCATTTGGTTGGATGGCGGCAAGGCTACACACCGGAAACAACAATCGATCCGCAATATTGCGACAGTGAAAGCGGTTTATATTTCCAAAATGCGCATCCGTTGATGACATTGGAAAACTTGCATGCAATCATGCCGGACAATTACGGTGATAATTTCAAAGCGTATGATGCGAACACTTACTATATCCGGCCAAATATCGTTTACACAATAGATGAAAACGGCGTGAAAACATATTGGTTTTGCATGTCGGAAACATCAATCATCGGACAAGCGCCGCAACCTGGATCGATCTATTGGGCTGAATTCAATCTTTTCACATTGTTTGTCGAACAAATGACACGCGATGGCATTACAACGGCCATTTCAACGTTCATCCGCCAAAAGCAATTGACGAAGGAAACCAAAAACATTCTTGAACACCGGACATTGTTCGATGGTACGGGAAGATTGAAAGCAACCGTAAACAACATACACAAAATTGTTGGTTTTGAAATTACGCCGGTTCGATCTTACGGTGTTTCATCAATCATCAATCAAATCGGATTGCAGATTTTCGGCGCGGCCGGAACAGTCCGCGTTTATCTGTTTCATTCCGGTTCGCCGTACCCGTTAAGCATTATCGATTGTGAAATTGATGGTTCGGGCGCTTTCAAGTGGTTCACACCGGATGACTTCTATATGCCATATATTGATGATGGCGTTGCCGCCGGTGGAAGTTGGTATTTAGTTTACAATCAAGATGATCTTCCGTTTGGCGCGCAAGCGATCAATTTCACAAAAGATTGGTCAAAAGAACCATGCATCAGTTGCACCGGATATGTTGATTATAACAATTGGCGCGAATTGACAAAATATGTTCAAGTTTCGCCATTCATGGTTAACGCGCCGGAAGGTTGGGCGGAAAATCCGGTCATGTGGGATGTCGCTGATATGTGTTACACAACCACACAAAACTATGGTTTGAATGCGAATCTGACAATCGGTTGTGATTTGACATATACCATTTGGGATCAGCGTTTGAACTTTGCGGAAGTCATTCAAAAACAAGTTGCCGCAACTGCATTGCGAACAATGGCGATGAATCCATCTGTTCGTGTGAACCGCAATCAAAGCAATGTTTCGAAAAATGACATTCTTTATGAAATCGATGGTGACAGACAAGGCCGCGCCGGTGGAATCGGCGAAGAATTGGCGCAAGCATACAAGGCACTTTCGCTTGACATGAAGAATATTGACAGAATTTGTTTATCTTGCAACAATAATGGCGTGAAATACAGAACCGTATGATCATCGAAAATTTGACAAAGCGCGTTGAAAATGTTTTGGTTGGACTGCAATCCGGATCGCTGATTCGGAATGTAGTCACCAAACACACCGCCGACATCTTGGATTTGCAAAAACTTCAACTTTTGCAAGGCAAGGCGGCAAGCGGCGATGACATGCGGCCATACTATACGGAAGACATTCAACCAGGCGGCTATTTCAAAAGCGTTGAAAGCGCGAAAAATTATGCCGCCTGGAAAGAAACAATCAATTATCCGCGCAAGGCGAAACGGAACACAAACGCGCCAAACTTATACATCAACGGCCGTTTTCATTCGGAACTTGGCGTTCAGTTTGGCACAAACGCAATGACAATCATCGGTTCGACAATGTATGCGAATCAAATCATTGCTAAATACGGAACAAACCAATTCGGATTGATGAAGTCAAATTGGAATGTCATATTCCGGGAACGCGGCGGACAAGAAGAATTGCTGACAGAAATCAAAAAAGAACTTTACAAATGAAAATCGTACATCGCAAAACGAATCCGCATCTTTTTGATGTGGCAATCAATGAAATTCAAACCGCATTATACAATGAATGCGCATGGTTGAATAACATCTTTGGCCGGTGTGAAAGATTGGTGAAAGAAATCAACGGCCGCAAGGAATTCACCGCCAATTGGTATAAGGGGGGCAAAGATTATGTTTTGATTGCGCCGGATGAAGGTTTGGGCAATTTTTGTTTCTTTGTTTTGGATGAACCGACAGACTTGGAAACATATTTTGCCGGTGATGTGACACGTTGCAACATTGGCTTTTCACTAATCGTTTGGTGTGATCTACGAACCATCGGCGATGGCCGCGATACGGAAGCCGTAAAAGAAGAAATTTTGAAAATCTTGAATGGCCATGTGCATCTGTTCGCTGGGCGCATGACAATAAACAAAATATATGAACGCGCCGAAAACGTATTCCGCGAATTCGATTATGACGAAATCGACAATCAATTCATGATGCATCCGTTCGCCGCATTCCGATATGAAGGCGAACTGATTGTTGACACATCTTGCGTAAAATTGAGTTAAAATGATTGATTTGTTTATTTGTGTGTTATTGATCGCGCTTGCATCAGCGTTTTTGTTAACGTTGGCGGACAAGTGGAAATTGATTGAATGGTTGCAACTTCACGGCAACGAAACGATCAACAAAATGGCGAATTGCCGTTTCTGTCTGTCATGGTGGGCAAACGTTCTTATATCATGCGGAATTGCCTTCACAACAAAAGATTATTCATTGTTATTCATTCCGTTTTGTTCAACAATAATCACGCGCTTTGTATTATGAAAACAATCAAAATCGGAAAACACAAAGTCACGTTTTATGATGCGATTTCCGAATTGCCGATTTCGCGTTTTCACGTTTATAACAAGATGTTGTTGGTTGATTCCGGCGTTGGTTCGGACATCACCGATTTTGATGCGCATCTTGAACGGATTGTTGCTTTCATGCAGAAAAAAGACAATGAAAACGCAATAAAAGAAATTCAAAACCTTCGCCAAAATTATTATTTGATACAACAATCACTTTCGCCGAAACACATGGCGTTCGCCGCGCTGATAAAAGAAATTGACGGCAAGCCGCGTGAAAATCTGACTGATGAAGCGTTGCAAGAAATAGTGAACATGTTCGCAGAAGAACAGAAAGAAAACGTTGACAAACCATTGAAGGAAGCAAAAAAAAAAATCGAAACGGAACTTCAAACATATTTTCCGGCGCTTTTTGGCGATTCTTCCGAAAAAGAATATTTTGATCTGATATTGAAACGGACAAAAGCGGTTTTGGCCGGGATCGTTGAAGAAAAAGACAACACCGCCGATGTTGATGCCATTACGCTTGAATTGCTGACTTATGTCAAACCATACGATTTCACAACAGACAACATCGAAATGGCGGCGGATCGGCAATTTGAAAAGATCTGTTTGATGCTGACTGAAAACCTGCATTGCGAGCCGAAAAAATATACCGTTTTGGAATTTTATTCGGCTTTTGACTATTTGAAGGAAAAAACGAAAAAGCGGCAACAAAAAATTTCATAAATTTGTCAAAAAACAGATTGCAATGACAAAATGGGCAAAAATAGAAGGATATAAACCGATTTATTATGTCAGTGATTCGGGAATGGTTAAAAGCATCGAACGCGAAACAAGATTCAACACCGGAATTGGAATGCGCAAAGAACGCATATTAAAAACAAGTCCTATGCAAAAATATTTGCAAGTTTTTCTTTATGATGAAAGTGGAAAACGGCATTCGGTTCTTATTCATCGATTAGTGGCAAATGCCTTTATAAAAAATCCGAAAAAATTGCGAGAAGTAGACCATATTGATGGCAATCCGAAAAACAATTGTGTAAAAAATTTGCGTTGGGTAACGCACAAACAAAACTGCACGAATCCGAATACTATTGCCAAAAAAATTGGCAGACCATCACACAGACGAAAAAAAATACTTTGTTTTGAATTGAATGGGGATTTCAAAAAAGAATATGCAAGCGTAGCAGATGCGGCAACAGAATTGCGCGCTTCCCACATTAGAATTAGTGATTGTTGTAGCGGAAAACGGCCGCATTTCCGGAATTTAATATTTAAATACGCATAAAAATGGCTGATTCACAAGAACCTATCTACTACAAGGATTTAATTTCGCCGGACAATTCCATCGAAAACCTTATTGCACAATTGCAACAGTTGAACAAGGTATATGATGACATGGCCAAAAGTGTAACCAACAACGCCGCCGATCTGCAAAAATCATTGCAGATGGTATCCGGCGCAACCGAACAAGGCCGGAAAACCACTATGGCCGCAAGCAAAGAAGCCGACAAATTGGCGCAAGCGCAAAAAGCACTTCGCGATGCATCATCCGAAACGGCAAAGGAAATTGCACTATTAAAAGCCGCAACCGCCGAACAGAACCGAATCAATGCGGCAAATGCGAAACAAACATTGGCAACAAAAGATTCATACGATGATTTGAGCGCGCGATATACCAAAACAAAAATCGAACTCAACAAATTGAGTGAAGAAGAACGCAAAAACACCAAATATGGCCAAGATCTTGAAGCCGAAAGCAAAAGATTGTATGACCGGATGAATGAATTGCAGAAGGCAACCGGAAAATATACATTGCAAGTCGGCAATTATTCGATTGCCGGTGAAAAAATGGCGCAAGTCATCAAGCAAGGCCGCGAAGCGTTGTATCAAATG